AGTTTGGTAGCCAGGTTTCTGTCTGCTTTGCTTATATAAAGTATTAGTCATTTGCAGGTGTGGTACACAGGTGTGTTACCTAACCGATTTGTGTCTTGCTTATACCTGCAACTTTGTTATATTATAACTTTTAACAATTATCTTGAATAAAGTAGGGTGTAACCGAAAAGGGTTATGACCGAAAACGGTGCATATAAAAGATGTGTGGTACAATGTACAAGGAAACAGCTATGTTTGAAGAAATTAGAGAGCGACCACGAACGCTGCACGAATTATGTGAAGCCTTCAATACATCTATGCACACTATTCAGGTATATTGTGTATATTGCAAAAAAGAGTTAAGTAGAGCAGATGTATATAATGTAGCTTTTACAGAACTAAAAATTGTATATAGAGACAATAAGCCATATGTAGTATGCAAAAAATGTTTGTTGTTTTATTCAAGAATTAGAGAATATAGAAAGTATACAAGGTCTGTGTATGGGTCTACAGTAGAGACACTTACTAAAAAAAGTTTATATGATTTATCAATAAGGTGTTATAGATGTCAAAGACCGCTTGGGCCTGAAGAAAAGCAAAAATTGGTTGAAGAAAAAAAAAGATTTCATGAAATAGCGGGACACTGGACGGGGCAGTGTGCTAATTGTTGGAGACCTAGAAGGCAACGTAGTGAAACCCAAGTATAACAGAGTCATGCGTGGCAATGTACCACAAATAAAAGACATAATATTAAATTTGGAACCACAACCTGAAATTGACCTGCAATGCTACGAGGAATTTGACAACTCAGAGGAGGAGGAGGATGAAGTAGATAATATGCGTGACCAGCTAGAAAGACGAGCTGGACAAGCTGGACTGTATACAATTGAAGCACCGTGTTGCAGGTGTTTAAATGTGGTACAGCTGTCGGTGGAGAGCAGCCATCAGAACCTTTTAATATTTGAGCAGCTGTTAATGGGTGATTTGAACCTAATTTGTCCTCGTTGTGCCAACAACTAGGATCGGCGATGGACTGTGAAGGTACAGATGAGGAGGGGGCGGGATGTAATGGGTGGTTTTTTGTAGAGGCAATAGTAAGCAAAAAAACTGGAGACAGTGTATCAGAGGATGAGGATGAAAATATAAATGATACAGGATCTGATTTAGTAGACTTTATTGATTGTGACAATAGTATTTGTAATCAGGCGGAACAGGAGACAGCACAGGCGTTGTTTCAGGCCCAAGAAGCACGAGCACACAAAGAGGCTGTGCATCAATTAAAACGAAAGTTTATAGGCAGTCCGCGGAGCAGCCCATTAGGAGACATTACAAATCAAAATATAGAAAACGACAGTCAGCAAAGTAAAAGGAGAGTGCTCAACAGTTATCCAGACAGCGGATATGGCCATACACAAGTGGAAACAATGGAGGCTACGGTACAGGTAGATGGGCAATATGGAAGCTCACAGAGCAGTGTATCGAGTGGTGGTGGGGGTAGTGATATGGAACCGGAAGCCCAGCAAGACGCACCACATGTAGAAATAAGTAGTATATGTGAAGTGCTAAAATGTAGTAATGCAAAAGCAATGTTTATGGCTAAATTTAAAGAATTATATGGTATAAGCTATAGTGAATTAGTCAGAATATTTAAAAGTGATAAAACATGTTGCACAGATTGGGTATGTGCATTATTTGGCGTGTCGCCAATGGTAGCAGAAAATTTAAAAACCCTTATTCAGCCATTTTGTATGTATTATCATATACAGGCTTTATCATGTAATTGGGGAACTGTTGTGCTTATGTTAATTAGATTTACGTGTGCTAAAAACAGAATAACAATTGCAAAATGTTTATGTACATTGGTAAACATTCCACAAACACAGATGTTTATTGAACCGCCAAAATTACGCAGTATGGCGGTTGCATTATATTTTTATAGAACAGGAATATCTAATATTAGTAATACATATGGAGAAACACCAGAATGGATTCAAAGACAAACACAATTACAGCACAGCTTTGATGATAGTACATTTGAATTATCACAAATGGTTCAATGGGCATTTGACCATGATATATTAGATGACAGTGAAATAGCATTTAAATATGCACAATTAGCTGACATAGATAGTAATGCAGCGGCGTTTTTAAAAAGTAACTGTCAAGCAAAGTATGTAAAAGACTGTGGAATAATGACAAGACACTATAAACGAGCACAAAGAAAATCATTGACAATGTCAGCGTGGATTAGGCATAGGTGTGACCGAGTGGAAGATGGAGGTAATTGGAGAGAAATTGTTAAGTTTTTAAGATACCAAGGTGTAAATTTTATGTCATTTATTCAAACATTTAAATTGTTTTTAAAAGGAACACCAAAACATAACTGCATAGTCATATATGGCCCTCCAAACACAGGAAAGTCGCAATTTGCAATGAGCCTAATAAAATTTCTTCAAGGGGCCATAATTTCTTATGTAAATTCAAGTAGTCATTTTTGGTTACAGCCACTAGAGGATGCTAAAGTAGCTTTACTAGATGATGCTACATATGGATGTTGGACATATATTGATCATTATTTAAGAAATTTTTTAGATGGCAATCCATGTTGTATAGATAGAAAACATAGGAGTTTACTACAGTTAGTATGTCCACCATTAATAATTACATCTAATATAAATCCAAAAGATGATAAAAATTTACTGTATTTGCACAGTAGAGTAACAGTATTACAATTCCTAAATAAATTTCCATTTGACAGTAATGGGAATCCTGTATATGTATTAAACGATATAAATTGGAAAAATTTTTTTTCCACCACCTGGTCCAGACTAGATTTGGAGGAGGAAGAGGACAAAGAAAATGGAGACCCTATGCCAACGTTTAAATGTGTGCCAGGAGAAAATACTAGACTGTTATGAACTGGACAGTAATAAATTATCAGATCAAATAAACTATTGGAAATTGGTACGATACGAAAGTGCAATGTTTTACAAAGCACGGGAAATAGACTTAAAAACCGTTAATCACCAGGTAGTACCAGCATGTGGAGTATCTAAAGAAAAGGCCTGTCAAGCAATTGAAATGCATATGGCCTTAGAATCATTAAATAATTCAGAATATAATACAGAACCATGGACAATGCGGGACACATGTTATGAACTTTGGTGTGTAGCCCCTAAACACTGTTTTAAAAAACAAGGTGTAACTGTAACTGTTATATTTGATGGTAATAAGGACAATACAATGGACTATATAAATTGGAAATGTATATATTATAGTACAGACAGTGGGTGGGTAAAAACATGTGGGAAGGTGGATTATACAGGAATATATTATAAGCATGTATGTAATAAAGAATATTATGTGGAATTTGAAAAAGAAGCAAAAAAATATGGGGCAAGCAAGTGGGAAGTACATGTGTATGGTGAGGTAATAACATGTCCTGAATATGTATCTAGTACCTGCAGCGACCCGTTACCCACTGCTACGCCTGTTGAACAGCTATCAAACACCCACTCAACAAATTGCATTGCCACATCGGTGGCCACCACAGAAGCGCAAACACAGCACAAGCGAAAACGACAGCGACACAGTGAGCCTGACTCCTCCACAGTCACCACCCCACTGTCCGTGGACTGTGCAAACCACCAAATATACTGTGGAAGTGGAGGCCCACACATCGGAGGGCACCAAAGTGCAACTCAGACTGCGTATATAGTTCATTTAAAAGGTGATACAAATAGTTTAAAATGTTTAAGATATAGATTTACAAAACATAAAGGATTGTTTAAAGAGGTATCGTCCACCTGGCATTGGACCAGTGATACAAAAAAAGGCATTGTAACAATAACATTTGAAAGTAGGCAACAACGAGAGACATTTATTAAGACTGTAAAAATACCACAAAGTGTAAGTGTGTCATTGGGAATAATGACAGTGTAATATATGTATTGTACATATACATAACACAAGCCAATGTATGCTGCTAGTTGTATATAGACCATAAGCAACCATTGCGGTGTTTGTTGTTTCAGTATTTGTGCTTTGCATGTGTCTGTGTGTTGTGTTGTGTTGTTTGTTGCCGCTTTTGCAGTCTATATTTGTGTTTGCAGCTACCCTATTATTAATTGTGTGTTTTTGGTTTGTTGTAGCTACAACTCCATTAACTACATTTATAATATATTTGTTGTTTTTTTATTTACCATCTTTTGTATTACATTGGTACACAATATATTTTGTGCTACACACACAATAAACAGTGTATTTCCATAATGGTGGCTTCTCGTGCACGGCGGCGTAAACGAGCATCTGTTACACAATTGTATTCCACATGCAAAGCAGCTGGTACCTGCCCTCCTGATGTTATACCTAAAGTTGAAGGCACTACGTTGGCTGATAAAATATTACAATGGAGTGGTTTAGGTATTTTTTTGGGGGGGTTGGGCATAGGTACAGGGTCAGGAACTGGAGGCCGCACTGGTTATATTCCTTTGGGTACAGGTGGTAGGCCTAGTGTTGTGGACATTGCACCTCCTAGGCCTCCAATTGTAATTGACCCTGTAGCTCCTACGGAACCGTCTATTGTTAATTTAGTTGAAGATGCTAGTATTATTCATTCTGGATCACCTATACCCACGTTATCTGGTGCCGGTGGATTTGACATTACATCCTCGTCTACTACAACTCCTGCTGTTTTAGATATAACACCTTCAACTGGTACCGTGCATGTAACAAGTACTAATATTACAAACCCCTTATATATAGAACCTCCATCTATTAGGCCTTCACAATTTGGAGAAGTATCTGGACATATTTTTACTAGTGGTTCTACCTCTGGTACACATACATATGAAGAAATACCCATGGAAGTGTTTGCATCTAATGTTACCACTAGTAATGACCCTATTAGTAGTACCCCAACACCCGGTGGTGGTAGACTTACTGCACCCCGTTTGTATAGTAAAGCATATACACAGGTTAAGGTTACTAATTCTGACTTTATATCTAAGCCATCTACTTTTATTACATATGATAATCCTGCTTTTGAACCTGTTGACACTTCCATAACTTTTCAGGAACCTAGTAATGTTGCTCCTGATCCTGCTTTTCTTGATATAATTAAACTGCACCGCCCTGCTCTTACATCCCGTAGAGGCACAGTACGCTTCAGTAGATTAGGTCAAAAGGCCACCCTGCGCACTCGTAGTGGCAAACAAATAGGTGCTCGTGTGCATTATTATCATGACATTAGTAATATTGCACCAGCTGATGAGGTTGAAATGCAGCCTTTAAACAATGATTATAGTTATGACATTTATGCTGATCTGGATGAAGCTGACACTGGTTTTATAGAACCCCCACACACACACACACCTATATCACGCTCTTCAGTATTTTCGTCGTTGTCTAAACAGTTGCCCTATTTATCTTCATCTGTTTCCACATCTTATGCAAATGTTACAATTCCCTTTTCAACTCATTTTAATATTCCAATTCACACTGGACCTGATGTAGTATTACCTACGTCTCCCACTGTTTGGCCCTATATACCACATACATCCATTGACACAAAGCATGCTATTGTTATACACGGTGGGGATTATTATTTATGGCCTTATATATATTTGTTACGCAAACGCCGTAAACGTATACCCTATTTTTTTACAGATGGCATTGTGGCGCACTAATGACAGCAAGGTGTATTTACCACCTGCCCCTGTGTCTCGAATTGTCAACACAGAAGACTATATTACCCGCACCGGCATATATTATTATGCAGGCAGTTCCAGACTTATAACTTTAGGCCACCCATACTTTAAAATACCTAAATCAAACTATATGGCAGAAATACCCAAAGTTTCTGCATTTCAATACAGGGTATTCAGAGTACATTTACCTGATCCCAACAAGTTTGGCCTTCCAGATCCTAATCTTTATAATTCAGACACTGATCGTTTGGTCTGGGGTTGTGTGGGTGTTGAGGTAGGTAGAGGGCAGCCTTTAGGTGTAGGCCTTAGTGGCCATCCTTTGTTTAATAAATATGATGATACTGAAAATTCACATATAGTAAATGGTGATGTAAACCAGGATACCAGAGATAACATTTCAGTGGACAACAAACAAACTCAGTTATGTATTATTGGTTGTGCCCCTCCTATTGGGGAACATTGGGCAAAGGGTAATGTATGCAAAAATGTAGCCTCTCAGGTACAAGTAGGTGATTGTCCTCCTTTAGAACTAGTATCCAGTGTTATTGAAGATGGTGATATGATTGACACTGGGTTTGGAGCAATGGATTTCAGTGAATTACAGGCTACCAAATCTGACGTTCCATTAGACATTTCTCAGTCAGTTTGTAAATATCCAGATTATTTAAAAATGTCTGCTGACACATATGGCAATTCAATGTTTTTTTACTTACGTAGAGAACAGATTTTTGCCAGGCATTATTTTAATAGGGCCGGTTCCGTTGGTGACTCTATTCCTTCTAACCTATATATTAAGGGTTCTGGTGCTGGTCGCGACCCTATTGGTAGTTATGTCTATACACCCACACCTAGTGGTTCACTGGTAACTTCTGATTCTCAGATTTTTAATAAACCTTATTGGTTGCATCGCGCTCAAGGTCATAACAATGGCATTTGCTGGAACAACCAGCTATTTATTACTTGTGTAGATACTACCAGAAGTACCAATTTAACCATTAGTACTGCTACCACTGCCCCTTCCTCTATATCCTCACCTTTTAAACCAACTGAATTTAAACAGTATCTCAGACACGGCGAGGAATATGAATTGCAGTTTATTTTTCAATTATGCAAAATTACGTTAACTGCTGAAATTATGGCCTACTTACACACAATGGATCCTACTATTCTAGAGCAGTGGAATTTTGGTTTAACATTACCTCCATCTGCTAGTTTGGAAGATGCATATAGGTTTGTAAAAAATGCAGCCACAACATGTCAAAGGGACACCCCTCCACAAGAAAAGCAGGATCCTTTAGCTAAGTATAAGTTTTGGGAAATTGATTTAAAGGAACGGTTTTCGTTAGATTTAGATCAATTTGCACTAGGACGCAAATTTTTATTACAGATGGGCGTGCAACGCAAACCCAGGGTAGGCCTTAAAAGATCAGCAACATCTTCTTCCTCTTCCTCTTCCTCTTCAGCCAAACGTAAACGTGTTAAAAAATAGGTATGTGTGTTGTGTATGTATGTATGTATTTGTATGATGTATACATGAATGTGTTATGTGTTTCCTTTTGTTCCTGTATGTATGGTTTCTGTGTGCATATTATTAATAAAGTATGTATGTTTGTGTGTTTGCATAACATAGGTATTACAATGTCCCCTTAGGTTAAGGGTGGTGTCTAGGTGGTGTCCCTAATGCCCTACTCATAGTTTGTAGCACACCATATGTGTGTGTACCTTTGCAACAGCTCCATTTTGTTTTTTTGCTGCAGCCATTTTGCAGCCATTTTGTGTTTAACCGATTTCGGTCGCTTATACTTATACATTTTTGTTTTTTTGCCAATTGGCATAGTGTATACTTCCCGCCTGTTTACACCTTATCCTTAACATGTCTACACATTATTCTTGGCACGTCTTCCTTGCGCCAGTCATACCATGTTATTACTCATTTTGTGTTTAACAATTGTTGGCACAATGTTTTTCCGCCCTATAATACTTTAACTGCGTATAAGCATATGTTTTTGGCTTATTGTACCTTTAGTAATTGCATACTTGGCATATAAACTGCTTATAGGCATAGTTTTTATGGCTTATTGTACTTTTAGTAATTGCATACTTGGCATATACTGTATAGTTTGGTAGCCAGGTTTCTGTCTGCTTTGCTTATATAAAGTATTAGTCATTTGCAGGTGTGGTACAC